AGAATCCTCGATTAATGAAGAGTACTCCGAATTAACCCTACTAAAAGGCGACAGATATCTTGCTGGTGCATATATTTCTTATGATTTGAGAATTGAAGAAACGATAGAAAGAGACAATCTGGGTGTGGTTTCAGAAATTGACCTTGAATGGCAAAGTCCTTCAAGTTGGTATCTAAATGAGTAATTTTGAAGAATTGGGCGAGGAATACCCGGTTTTGCCACAAAGATTTGCTGGAATGATTCAGGTAAAAAACATATCTGGACGGACTGTGGTGGCAGACTCTGAGGGCAACTACATGTCTCCTGACTCCTACGCGGCAGTTAACCCATTTGATATTACGGTAATCAAGCAGATATCTAAGGGCATTTTCCAATTAATCGAATTTTCGGTGGACGATAGCGATTTCTCCCTAAGGGTTGTCGTCAACAAAATACTAAAAAAACAAAAAAATAAACCAGAAAGTATTTTTTCGGGCGGGCGGTCTCCTCATGGGAAATGTTGTCCGACACGCTAATATATATAGGTAGCTTAGAAATAAAGTTTGTAAAAATGAGTTGCCAAAAAGGTTCTACTATGGTGGTATCATCGCTATGGTTAAAGAACTTAAGAAATTCTAGGCAAAAACCAAAGGAGTAACAAATGGCGGGCATCGTACTCACCACGGCAGTAAGAACAGGTTCGGTAGCTACTACTGCTTCACCTACATCGACTTTGTTTCTAGCTGGTGTAACCGAAAAAGGTCCAGAGGGTGATGCAAAGTTAATCACCAGTCTTTCCGATTACAACGCAATATACGGCGGATACACATCTTCTGGTTATGTGCACGAATCAGTACAAATGTTCTTTGAAGAAGGTGGCTCACGAGCCTATATTTCAAGAGTAATCCCATCTGATGCAACAAGTGCATCCTGTGCAGTTCCAGGTACCTCTGGAACATCCATAACCCTGATTGCTTCGGGCGAAGGCACATGGCCGCACTCGGGAGTTCTTGAAGTAGAAGTCACCCAACCAACAGCAGGAACAAATGCCAGGGTTCGTATTTTCTCAGACGATGACCTTGTCTACTCAACTCCAACCTGCACAACAAGAGCTGAGTTGGTTGATGAAATCAACAATAGTACAGTTGCGGCCCTATATGTAACAGCTGTGGCTGGAGCAAACAATACGCTTCCAGCAGTAGTTACGTCCGCATCTAGATTGGTATTCACCTCAGGAAGCGACGGAACTACGGTCACAGACGCAAACGTCTTAACCGCCATTGATGCTTTCATCCCAACACTTGGACCTGGTGCTGTAGCAGCTCCCGGATTTTACACACAAACTGTTTATGAGGCATTGATTGCCCACGCAAAAACAAACAATAGAATTGCTTTGCTTGGTTTTGACAAAGACGACACGGTTAACGATGTTTTGAGCGTAACTTCAACCTACGAAGATAGCGATGGTGCCGAAAGCGCCGCATGGTTCTATCCTTGGGTAAAAATCCCAAGAGGCAATTTGACAATTTCTGTTCCCTGCGAAGCCTATGTTGCTGCCAAGAGAGCTGCAGTGCACAACCTGCTTGGCTCATGGAACGCGTATGCAGGCATCAAGAGTGTTGCACGTTTTGCAACTGGAGTTCAGACAACAATTTCATCAACTCAGTCTGATGCTTTGAACCTTGTCTATATCAACCCAATTAGAATTATTGCCGGAACTGTAAGAATTTATGGTGCACGTTCAGCTTCGTCAGATACAGACAACTTTAGATATATTAACGCCAGAGAAACACTCAATGATATAGTTAATCAAGCCCAGATGGGGCTTGAATCACTTGTGTTCTCGGTGATTGACGGCAGAGGAAGTTTGTTCGGCGAGGTTGCAGCCGTGCTAATCAATGTGCTTGACCCAATTGCAAAATCTGGTGGACTGTTTGCGTTGTATGACGGAAACGGAAAACTTATTGACTCTGGTTACACAGTTCAGGTCAATGACGCAATCAACCCAATTTCACAGCTTGCCACGGGAGTGGTTAAAGCTAAGGTCGGCGCAAGAGTGTCAAGCATAGGTGACACTATTGAAGTCGAAATCACAAAATCAAACCTTACAGCTTCGCTAGGTTAAACGGAGGAAAATTATAATGTCTAAACATTCCCAGCGTCAAATATTGGCAAAAATTTCACCGGTTCTTCCAACGGTCCATCCAGAACTTACTGGATATTTTGCCCAAGTTTCGGGTGGGGAGATAACCGCCGCCGTAGAAAAAATCTATGTCGGTGGAGAGAAGTTTCCTGAACTACTTTGTGCCCCATCCGAAGTCGGAGACATTACTCTAACCAAGCACTGGGATGATTTGGAGAGGGGAACCTTGAATAAGCTTCGCCAGTTTGTTGGTGTAGCTTTTTATAATGTGACTATTTTTTATCTAAACTGTGATGTTTCTTCGGGTAAGCCTGACAGGGCATACGCAAACTGCCTCTTGGTCGGCATGACAGAGCCAGATGGAGACTCTTCTTCTGGTGCTCCAGCAACATTTGCGCTCACGTTCTCAGTGAACAAGGGTCCTGCAGATGTCGCTCTTGATACTTACTCGTTCGCATAAAAACACATCTGCCACTAGGCATTGGGCGTGTGCTAGATTTTGGGCATGACAGAAAAATCAGCTCCTAAAGAAATTCAAGAAGAAACTATACTCAATCAATTAAAGTCCGTTATTGCCAAAAAGGTGGAGCGGGCAGAAGTTTTTATTGAGGTTCCAGAACGCCCAGGCGTTAAGTTGCTCGTCAGTCCAAATGTCACCCAGCAGCAAATGAGGGCGTGGCAGAAACAGTGTGGCGGAGATTCCCCGAAGGGAATGGATGCAACAAAGTTTGCTTGTACTGTTGTGGGTCAAACCACAAAAGGCGTGTTTTTAAACGGCGAAGAAGTTCTTGATGATGGATGGCCATGCACATTTGGTTCATCCATAATCCTAGCCATGACAGAAACAACAAAAGCGGTTCCAGACGCAGTTCAGAAATTTTTTGGCTTGGATGCTCATGCTGAGGCAGCAGCCCTTGCAATCATTGAAGCTTGTGGCTTTGGCGACACAATAACCGCGGAGGCTACAGAAAACCCTACGAAGCGGTCATAGAGGAACTTTCCGAAGACCCTCGAGTGGCCGCAGCAGCCAGGCTTGGCGAACTGTGGGGAACAGACCCAATCGTAATACTTAACTCGGAACCAGATGAGTGGTTGATTAGGTATGCGTGCGCAAAAGTAATTGAGGCAGACCGTAAACGTGCGGAGAGCGAATCACGCTAAACTAGGTGTGTCCTCCTATTGTTATTCTGAGGTAATCCGTGGCTGACGCACGCGCAACAATCAAAATAAATGTAACCACAAGCAAGAAAGATTTTGCGTCTGCGCTTGCACAGGTGAACGCACTTAATGGCGCAATGGGCGATGGTTCAACAAATTCTAATAAATTTAGCAAGTCTCTAAATAAGACAAGTTCCTCTTTTGCGTCTTACTCCGGTGGAGCAGTGGGTGCGGCTAGAGCAACAAAGAATTTCAACAACCAAACGATGACATCAACCAAACTCTTGGGTTTTTTGAACAAATCCACAAGAGCACTATTTTGGACTGTTATTGCGTTGGGCATAGAATTTGTAATAACAGCTGCAACATTGGCATCGGTTAATGCGTTATATACACTTGGAAGATTAACGGTTAAGGCGTATCAGGCTTCCCTAGGGTTACTCGCCGGAGCACTTGCGTCGGTTACTGCGGCGATTGGAATAGGACTAGCTGCATTTCAGGAATACCAAGCAGCAATGACGGCATTTAGTTACAAGGGAGTTAGCGACCTTGGTGATGGAATGGAACAGTCGTCAAGCGCAATGAGGAATTTTGCGAAAGATACTTCTCTTGCGACAATGGGTGTTGTTGCATTGAGTCAAGCCTATACAGCAATGGCAAAACAGGCACCGGTTGGAGCCGCTCAAAGAAAAGCACTTTCTGGGGCACTTGATTTTACGACTACTGCAGAAGACCCTAAAAAAGCATTCCAAAGCCTTTCTCAGTTCATTGGTCTGGTAACAAAAGCAAAAAAGGTTGATTCAAAAGCTACAGCAGCCGCTCAGGCTGTTAGTCCTGAGTTTGCAAAAGCTGTTGCCGGGCAAAAAAACAAATCATCAAGCTCGATACTTGCAGCTCTTTCGAGTGGGCAACTGGCCAGCAGTGCAGGTGTGGGCGGAAACTACAAGATGCAAGAAACACTTGTTGGTCAGTTCCAGATGTTTATGACGGATATAGTTGTTCAACTAACCGATTTTGGTAGAAAACTTTTAGAACCAGCAAAAGATGTTCTTGAGTCTTTTTATAAAAATTTTAGAAATATGTTTAGAAGAACTGAAGGAATAATAAGCGGTTTTGCAACAGGAACAATGTTGCCCGGTTTAATAACAATTGGAAACACAATTGAAAATTTTGCCGTAAAACTCCTAAGGGAATATTTGCCCAAAATAAGCGGCGGAGCCAACTGGCTAAGAAAAACGTTTTTTGACCTTAGGGCATCTTTTGCGCAATTTGCTAATTCTTTGGATAAATTTAGAGCTGGTTCAAAAATAATAATTGATACATTTGCCGGACCAATACTTGCAATATTTAAAGGGTTTGGCAGAAATGCCGAACAACTTGGGTATCTTGCGGAAGACAACAAAGAACAGTTCTTAAAATGGGGAAATGCTCTTGAGGGTTTGATATTCTCATTTTTTGATTTCTTTGCTGCAATGAAAGTGGCATTTACGGAAGCTCTTCCCGTGCTAACTCAAGTCGTAAACGGCATAGCGGCACTAGTTCGTGGACTATCTGCGGTTATTGGTCTTACCGGGAAACTTGGTGGAGGCGGTGGAAAGAGTGGCACCACTGATGCTGGAATGGGTCCTATTTTATCCTCCGCAGTAACAATGGGTTTGTTGTATGCGGGTATCAAGGGTAGACGTCGTTACAGAGGACGCGGTGGAATCGGTGCAAAGACAGGACCTTCCACTGCGAGTAAATATGGGTATCAGCAAGCCGCCTTATATCAACCACTATCACAATCATTATTTGGAGAATTTGGTTTTGGCTCAGCCAGAACTAGAATTACCGATGCGTTTACATCTGGAAGAAGTTTTAGAACAAAAATGTCGGGAGGAATTACAGCCGCTATGAGCGGTAATCCTTTGTCTGTTTCAAATCAGGGGGCAATTACGGCAACCGAAATGTACAGAACTCAAACTGGTAGAAATAAAAATACCGGAATGACCAAAGCAATGAAAGGAATGTTTGACCCATTTACCGGAAAAGAAATAACCACTAAAACGGAACTAAGAGCAGCAAAAGCCGCAAGAAAATCTTTAAGCAAGCTCACATATAAACAACTAGCAAAAGCTGCAAGAACTGGGGAGCTGGGGGACTTGAGTACCAGAGCTTCTGGACCCGGTTATCAAGACGCAATGAGTGGTATCACAAACCCACTTACTGGAAAAACCGTAACTGGCAGACAAGCAGCAGTTTTTGGTATGAAACAAAAATTTGGCGGTGCAATGGCGGGCAGGACTGAGGCTATTCAGGCTGGGTTAAGAGGGTCTTTTACTCCTGGTCTTGGCATGCTTGGTTCGATGGTTACGGCTTCTGGTGTTACTTCAAGAATAGGGAACGACACGGCTCGAGCTGGAGTTGACATGGGTCTTGCTGGTTCGTATTTTGGCAAAAGGGGAGCGATGATAGGCGCTGGTGCCGGCGTACTTTCAAAGACAACTAATTACGCAGCTGGAGCAATAGCTGGTGGTGTTACTGGTGCACAAATTTCCACAATGCTTACGGCTGGATTGCCACCTCAGGCTCAAGCAATTGGAAAAGCTTTGGGTTTTGCAATAGGAACTGCAGTCGGAATATTTACAGTTCAATCAAGAAGGAAAAAAATTGCTCAAGGTATTGCTGACGATATGGTTAGGGCAACAGGGGCAAAATCCATTGAAGCGCTTCTTAACGACCCCACCCTAAGCACTTTATCCGCTACATCAAAAATTGATAGAGACAAAAAAATATACAACAAAGCAATAGAAATGTCTCGTGCTGGCTCAGGAGATAGTGCTGTTAGGGACTACCTACTCAAATCTGGCGTAATAGATAAAGACCAAGCAAAAGCTATTGATATGAACGATGGTGCTTTTATAAATCAACTTGAATCTAATAGCACGGCTTTGGCAATGCAAGGTGACGCTTACAAAAAGTTTGAAAACAATGTAAATGCACTCACTTTGGCCACTGGTAAATCAAGAGCCGAAATATTCAAATTAGCCAAAACGACCGGCGTGGACCTTTTTGACTCATCAAGGTCGGTGATTGACAATTTCACAGACATGGGCTTAGCAATGAGACAAACAGCCGACAGTATCAAGAATGCGATTCAGGACATAAGAACTACAGCCTTAAATGAGTTGGACAAAATCAGAGCAAAACGTGACGCATTCGATTCTTTGAAATCAAGTGAAAAAGATTTATTAGACCTTGGTTCTGGTGCAACCCAGGATGATTTTGCGAACTATGAAAAAACAATGTCCGACTATGTTTCATCGATGTATCCAGACGACACCAAGAAACAACTAGAAGTTTTCAAAAGTTTTGCAGACGGTTCAATGTTTACAGACCCCACATCTCCATTTTTTGGGAATAAAGGCCTACAGAACGCATACACAAAAACTGAAAATATCGGTGGTCGTTTGTACAGTGGACAAAGCAACGCACAGGTTGCATTTGAAACAGCAGCTTCAGGATATGCCTCAAAAATTGGAACACCAGGAATAAGCGGATTAATGGGTCTTGGCGATTTTCAATTCAAAAGAGGTGATATTGCCGGAAACCGTTTTAGTGAGGGAATTGCATCAGCAATAACCGGTGGGACATTTGACCAAGAAGGGTTTGAAAAATTCCTATTATCTGGAGATATGGCAAATGTAAATACTGGCGCAGAAATTGTAGCGCTGATGAATAGTAAATTTGGTACACAGTTTACCCAAGACGATGCAAAAACTTTTGAGACCACAAACAACATGCAAGCAGCAATACTCTCTGGAAGCCTTGACAAAATAGCAGGAGAGTTGCATCAACAATTCTTGGATGCTATTGCTTCAGGATTTGACTCAAGCCCAGAATGGTGGGAAACGCAACCACAATGGTGGACGGATATGCTTGCTGCTGGTTTTGTTAAGCCAATGGATACAAGTAGTCCAAGAAGGGGAATGATTGGGGATACGTCAACCTCAAGGAATTTGAGTAGAACGCTTTCCGCACATTCTCGATTTGATTCAGCATTAACTGGTTCAAGAAAGATAACAAGCGCTTTTAGGACCACGAGTCTTGGTTCTCCAAGTTCCGACCATGCAGCCGGAAGAGCTTATGACCTCACCGGCCAGAACCTAGGCCAGTACGCAAAAATGATTTCTGACTCTGGAGGGTTTGCGGAGTTCCATGGTTCCGCTAGTTCTAGACACCTGCATGTTGTTCCACCACTTGGAGACACGAGTACGACAAGGGTGTCGTCTAGGAATGGCTCGTCGTCTGGTGGTGGTGGGGTAGCCGTAGCTCCGGTAACGGTCAATGTTTATGGAGCTCAAAACCAGTCTCCACAAGAAATAGCAAGACAAGTAATTCAAGAAATTGAAAAAGCGCAAAGAAATTTCAGAGAAAGATACTAAATGGCTATCTCTAGAACCAGACGCTCTGTATCCACATCAATAATAGTCGGAGACAGAAAGCCGGGAACGGTCGTATCTACCGGCACATTAATACGCTCAATGTATCAAGCCAACATTAATGGACAAACCCAGACCGCACTTAGCTATGAATTCCCCTTTGGTATATCAACATTTACCCATGATGGAGCTGGGGTTCTGTATACAGAAATTCCAAGACCTTTAAATCTTCCACTAGTTGACGCAACCTCCCAAAAACTTGAAAGATGTAGTTTTGAATTTTTATTAGCCATCCCATATGACTCGCTTAACGCTTCGGTCGATTCACATATTGTTCTTTTGCAGGATTTTGCTACTGACGCACGACCCGTTAACTTCCTAAATGTGCATTCTGCTCTAGCTTTAAAAACATGGAATATAGATTCAATGTCATTTCAGGTAACAAGAGTAAATCGGAATGGGCAAGCAACAGCAGTTACCTGCAATATTTCATTGGTTGAATACCTTGCAAGAACAAATGAAAGATTTGTTACATTGCCAAAGTTTACCTACACGATACCAAAAGGAACAGGTTTGGCTGGAGGTACTGGAAGTGGTTCTGGCGTTGCGAGCGTTACTGGCAACGTCGCAACAATAGAAGGAGAAGTTGGCGGAAAAGTTAAAATTACTACTGCAACAAATCATGGACTTAAGAAGGGAGATAAGGTAAAAATTCAAATGACTGCTAATTTACCCGACGACATAAAAAACCTTCACAAGGTTGAATTTGTGTATGAAATATCCGAAGTTTCTCCCACGACATTTAAGTACAATAATCCAACCAGTGGACTTCGTGTGCCTTATCCTGTAATTTCACCCAAAGTAATAACGTACTCAACAACAGACAAAGCAATCAACTCACCATTTGTCCTGGAATCCAAATCTGTTGTTGTCCCGGGGTCGGCTGGTTACAGCTTCCCATCAACTAAGGGACGAGTTGACACCGACACAACAACTGCATCCACACCTCTCAACACTTTACTGGAAGCCGCAGCAAAAAGGTACTTGTATGGACTGCAGGAAAGAAATTCTACCAGATTTAGAAGTTATTTAGGCAAAACTGATTCGGAACGTTACAAAAAGGCTGTGGCATATTTGGTTAAAATTTCCCAACCTGGTAAATCAATAAAAACCATATCACTTGATGAACTTATCAAAAATACGGAATAACAATGGCACAATCAATTTACGAAGGGTATCCCTCCGAGCCAGAACCAATTATTGCTGGAAATATTAATATCCGTGCTAGGCCCATGGTTAGAACACGCCCAAAAACCGACGGTTCAACCATAATTGACCCAGCCGGCCCAAATATTTCAACTCTCATAACGGCTACTTTGTCGAAAAGGATAGGCAAACAAGAGCGCGAGATAAATCTTCCACTGTTGAGTGTAGATGGAAAAAAAATATATACCGAGGCACAAGCTTGGGCTCAATACCTAAAAGATGGTTTGCATTTGGGAATATTTGAAAGAAAAAAAATAAAATACAAACTTCCAAACGGTGAAACTAAATCAAAATTAATCGCAGTTATAGCAGCCGAAAAACTACACGAACTAGAAAAGATAAGGCTAAAAACATTTGAGGAATTAAACGCTTCTCAATATAACAGCAACGATTATGCGATATCGGACAGATTGGATATAGAAAATATAATTTCGACATTTAATATAACCGGACTCAGAAAAGATGAATCAGAGACACTTGCCAAAAGAATGACTTCCTTGACGGTAAGTTACTCGGACAAGGCGTCAACAGAGGTTTCAGTTCAGTACATAGACAGTGATTACAGCCTTACTGGCAGCGGCGTAGTTGGGGCTAGCACGGATTTTGACAGAAGGTATTTTGACCTAAGAAGAGATGTTTTGTATCGTGGTAGAGCTTACGAGATTGGAGAGGTTGCAACAGCTCCGGGAACTGGTGGCTCACCAGTTGTAAACATTAGGTGTTGGCCTAAGAATGTTCAGTTGATGAAAAGAGATAAAAAACCAGAATTAATTGCTGGAACTAATGGCTATGAGTACGCACAGGCTATTGCCAGAAAATACAGCATGCCATTTTACGGCCAAAAAACAGGTAAGCAACAAGCATTGTTTAAGGCTAGAACATCCAGCGGTGCCGACAGTTCTGTATGGACAGTGTTGACTGGGGCTGCTAGTACAAACCAATATCAACTATTTGAAGTTGATGGTCAGCTCATATATGGCTCAATGCAATGGCTTCTGTGGCAATTTGGCCCAGATTCTATTTCAAAAATAAAAAACAAAAAAACCGTGACCAAAAAATACATTGACCTAACATATAACCCAAATCCTATTAATGGCGGAGATGTCAAGGACTTTGAATTAACAACATGGCCCGACATAAGAAGGTCCGAGAATGACGGCTTAGAAGGAGATGGTACAGCTACATTAAAATCTCCAAACGGGAAATTGGTTAGACCTGGTCACACTGTTTTTTTTACCGGTGTTCCGGGTATGTTTAGGGGCGGATATATAGTTAATGGGGTTTCATTTTCCGAGTTTGATTCTCAGCCTGTTCAGATAAATTTCAGTACTCCGCAAAAACCCAAAGACCAGACAAAACCAGAAGAGTAGGCAAAATGTTAGTTCCCTCTAGTCCTCGCTACTCAATTTCAAACCCATCAAAAGCGACTAGTTCCCCATTGATTCCAAACAGCGTTTTTATTGGGAAAGTGGTCAGGGTGAGTGGGGGAGTTTTTGTAAACATTCCAAAACTTGCACAAAACCAAATATTTGGTCCATGTAAAGTTTTTTCACGATACCCATCAATCGGTGACGGAGTCTTGGTTGGTTTTCTTGATGGAGCACAAACCGAAATTGCCGTTTTTGGTGCCCAGTCAACAAATAAAAGAATAAGCGGGGTGGATGACCCAATCCTGGCAACGGATGCTGCAACAAAAAAATATGTTGATGATGAGATACTTGAACTTAAGGCCTGGGTGCAGGCGAATTTTGATTAATGATGGGAGAATGAATATATGCCTATGTTGAAATTTCCACTTACATTTGACCAGTCTGGAACTGCTGAATTAATCTACGACGGAGATACAGCTCAATATGACCAAGTTATAGCTCTAACGTTGCGAACCACCCCAGGTGAACACCCGCTTGAGCCATCGTATGGGACAATTGACCCAACATTTGAATCTGGAGAACCAAAAGGGCTTAGGCAGTCAATTAATTTTTTTTGGCCTGAGATAATAATTACGTCAATCGATAGAGGAAGACCAGATTCAAGTGGTGCGGATAGAATAAATGTCTCTTATGAATTGTAGGAAAAATGCCGTCTCCAGACTTTAGTACATATATAAATTTTTCTGGTTTTGATGAACAGCCAGCTTCGGTGTACCAAGATGCTGTCACATACGCCCAAACCGCCTTGCCTGAATTCAACCCGCGGCCTGGCACAATAGAAGACGCAATTCTTCAGGCTGGAGCATATGTTGGAGCTCTTTCCATAGGTGCAATAAACAGACTTCCAAACGGCCTAGTTGAAGGCATTCTGAAAATTATGGGTGTTACAAGAATAGAATCAACTGCAGCAACAGTTGATGTAGAAATTGAATTTTTTGATGCAGGGCAGACAGTAGATGCTGGAACATCGTTTGTATATGACTACTTTGATGGCTCGCAAGTAATACAGTTGCCATTCATTTTAGATGATGCTGCTACAGCTGCTGGTGCTGCAACCACAGTAACCGCAACATTGACATCATTGATTAATGGAGTAATACCGTCAATATCCATAGGGACACAGTTTCTCCCAGCTTCTCCAAGCTCGGTAATATTTTCTTGCACAACCACATCAGTTGTTTCTCAGGGTGACTCAAGCGAAACAGAAACTCAATTTTTGAATAGAGCTGCAACATATCTTCAGTCTCTGAGTTCAACCTTGAATACTGCGACACAAATAGAAAACTATGTTCTTCTAAATTACTCAAATGTAAAAAGATGCAAAGTTTATGACCTTGTTCGCCCAACTGCATTTACTGCAACATCAGCTAGCGGGTATCACTCCGGAACATCTGCAAGCGCATATGTCAATCAGGCATTTGCTTCTTCCGCTTCTGCCCACCCTGGAACAACATACAGAATGATAACTCCAGAATTTTATGGAAACTCAACATATTCTGCTATATTCCCAAGTGGTATATATACGACCACATCCAACAGTCTTACCCTTAATGCAGCCCAGTCTTTAATAACCTACACAGACAATATTTCTTCAACATCATCGGTAGGTGAGTTTGTCGATGTTGTCATGATGGACACTCTTCTTTCAAGCTATACAGAAAACAATGAAGAGCCTGGATATTTTGCAATTTTTGTACTTGGAGAAGATGGAATCCCAGTTGGAAGAGATACAAAAAATACAATTAAATCGGATATTGAGTCTCGTGTTGCTGCTGGATTGATTTTTGATGTCATTGATGCTTCTGTTTATTATGTGAATATAGAAGCAACAATTTCGGTAAGAGCTGGATTTAACTCAACCACGGTTTCAACTGACGTAAAGACTGAGATTGAGTCTTTTGTTTCTCCAAATCAATGGCCGCAGTTTGATTCGTCGTTAAGAATATTTGACCTAGTTGGAAAAATATTATCAGTTGACGGTGTTCAGTACGTTTCGGACGTTAGTACATCAATTCCACAGTACCCAGATGTTCCATATGGAAATAATCTATTGGTTTCGGAGGTGTCAGTTGGGGCAGCGCTTACGTCTTATGAATCCTTATATGCAGGGAGCTTGCCTCAAGCCATTGTCGAAATTGTTGTTTTGTAATGGCTTCAGTTTTTAATCGTCTTACCGGTTCAGCGGAGACACTTGATTCGCTTGGTGGTTCTGGCGAATGGTATATTTCTGGTGCATCCTATACAAATTTGTTGAGTTCGGAAATAAGAGTCGGCAGTGAATTCAAACAGATTGAGCTGACCCCGACAGCAAGCGCATGTTATGTGCAAATAGATGCAGTAAACATGGACCCTTCGGATTACAAGTACGCTGCGCAATTGACTTTTGGCGCAAGCATGCCAGCGGGCGGAGACATAAATGTAAAGATATTTGATGATGGTAGCCAAATTGAGTCATTTGGTGTAACAAATTTTGAAATTCCACCAGCAACAAGTTCTCTTTATTCTAGTTCTTTAGCAAATCCAGCATGGAGAGTTTATAGAACAACCGAAATGTATGTTCCAAGCTACAACAA